TGCTAATAGGGGGGCCCGAAGGCCACTTGTAAGCAATGATAATCTTATAAGGACCTGGAAGGCCGGCGCATCAACAATGCGCCCCGTCGTGCACGTACGTACGGAATTATGTTTGTTTAGGCAGGTATTCTCTGCGTCAGAATTACGCTTCTGATTGCGTGGGGACATCCATCCCCAATATGCATGGGAAAATTTCCCTTCAAGATCTCCTAGTCGCTTGCCAGCTTTCGGACATGATCTCAGACTCTAATTCTGAATGGTCGTAGGGTCTGCTACGAGCATACATGTTTCAGACCAATATTGGTCCAGGTCCTATTGAATGGACCTAATTTGGTACAACACTAGGCATGAAATAGAAGTACAACGTGGGGCAATTCAGGAAGAAATGCAAGTTGTAATCAGTACCGACTCCACAGTAACGCTCCAGTCGACCCTTGTTAAGGTCAAATGTGGGGCCATCTGCCGTAATGCGAATCTGAGCAGCTTCAAAAATACTCCCATCATAAGCACCCGATGAAGTTCCAGCAACTATGGTACCCATAGACGGATTAGTTGACTGAAATTTGAATGCGGTGTAATTGGGATATGAAACGCTCAATCCAGCATTAGTAAGCTGATTAACAACCGCTGTTCCCGCTTGAGTTAGACCTCTTGCTACTAACATCGCAGCAGCATCACTACTCTCGGTCCCGGGTGCGGAACCTAGGTAATTTTTGCTCACTGTCGTAAAAGTATTAGTGAATCGCTGAGCAGCAATAGTGACTTCATCTGGACCAAACCAATTGTAATGCCACTGCATCGAGCCCCGCTGTGCCACAAAACAATTAGAAATCAAATGCCACGGCAACAAAGCTGTGAAATTAATTGGATAGTTGTTCGCGGGCGTAAGTAGACCTTTAGCCGAGGACCAACCATTAGGATCGTACCCCGGTACTGGAGGAAATCGTGTCTGACCAATAGCGTAGTACCCCCTGACAGTTGTATTGGAAGCAGGAACAATGGCATCAACAAAATTGGCCCTCCGCAACAATTGTCGCAAGGATCGCACGCTCTCACCAAAGTGCACCCGACAGCGCTCAACAAGTATTTCCCCACTATTCTCTCCCATACTGTGCTCTTCTCCTGTCTTTTCTTCAGCATACTCCTCGCTTTGTGGGACAAATGGGGAGACGCTGGAATTCAAGACGGTAGGATTACCAAACTCCATGTTATCGGCAGCTCGGACGAACACCTGCATGTTGATTGTGGAGGAAGCTACGGGGGCGGTGAGTAACGTCAACACTTTCACTGAAATGATGCCATTATCAAAGGTGTCCGAGTACGTTACAGCAGGCGTGCTGCTAGTACTGTAAGGAACATTCAGTGCTGACACATTCACATATGAATAGCACCAGGCCAAAGCTTGTTGGTATGGGACCCGAACGTCAACTTCAGTCTCAGAACTCAAATCAACAATCTTGTTGAATACTGTAGGGCCAGTGTCCGCAGTGTTCTGCACACTGGTACCATAAGGGTCATAGGATACACGAACCCGACCCTTGTGGAATGGTGAAGCAATAAAGCGGAAGGTAAAAATAATGTCACCACGCCACGACTTGAACAGCTGAGAAAGAACTCCCATAGGAGTATACTGCGAGATTGCTCCCACACTTGAAGACCCAACCCACATACAAGGTGTAACCTTCGATGTGAATAAAGGTGTATCTACAGCAGTGGAAGTCGACCATGCAGCACTAGTGAGGTATGATTGCCTTGTAGCAAAATGCTCAATCGCCAGTTCATCATGAGGTGACAAACCTACTACAGTTGGGTCAATTGACAATTCATTTTTGGAATCCAGCGTCAATTTCTCGACCGGGAATCCAATTTCTGGTGACGCCAACTGTGGAAATGGAGAAGGCCTGAAAGGTTGTGCAGGTTCAATTACAGGAACATTAGTAAATCCAAATAACTTTGCTATCCCACTGACCGCACGGGCCCCCATTTCAGTAGCCGTAGCAAATTTACCAATTATAGGAACTCCCTTCACCATACCAGCAATCTTTGCAACTGTGCTAGCAGGACCAGACACAGGCCCTGTGCCATATTCGTCCGCCTGCAGAGCCAGCCCAACAGATGGTCCTGCGAGGACCACATCTTCAGCCCAAGCGTAAACCTGTACTGTCACGCCTTGACCGGTAACGCCATTCGCACTCGCTAGTGCGTTGTAGATCAGGAAGCGCAATGTCCCCATATCCACATAATCCTGAGCAACTTGAGCACGCAAGAATGATCGCGGATAGAAAAATGGAAGTACCAAATCAGCACCTTCTGAATGTTGAGGCTTTAACCAAATACCGGGCTGTTGAGAATACGGAATCAGTTCAGAAACACTTTGACTACCGGCCGTGCCGCTCACAATCGTACTCGTCTTAAATGCGGGCAATGGCTGATAGCTCGCACGCATAGATCCGTAGTAAAATGGTGAAGCATTCAAAACAAATTTCAAGTGTAAGTTCGCTCGCATAAAAGCAAAATTGTTCAACTTGTACTTAATGTTTGCATTATTGAAATACAGATGCCATGGGGATATGGACGAATGTAATCCAATAGAATCTGAAATATTCCAAGTGAAATTAGCAATGCGAACAGGACGCTTGAAAAAGTCATCTAAACCAGCCGTCGTAACGGCGTCCGAGACGTCAAATGGATTCTCAATGGCAGACTTGCCAATATTGATACCGCCATTTACATCCAGGAAACTCGTAGTCTCTGATGCTGTAGTGGTCATTGCTGGACCAGTGGCCGCGAGCGCTATCTCCTCAGACTGAATAGCACACTTCCATGCCGGACAACACTGATCGCACTCAGCTACGTTGCTATACCAATACGTCGCAACTTGGCCACAATTGTGACACGTGATTTGGGCCGACGATGATCCCATTTCACAATCTTGGTTGTTGTTTGTTTTTGTATTTTGTTTCGCGAGAGAAATATAAAATGCAAGAGTCCACTCATTCTACATGCAAGTTCGCGTTTTCTAGGGCACCCTGAACCCTCACTCCTAAATAGGCGAGACCTTTTAAGTAGGCCGGATTTACATATAATATGCACACTTACGTCACTTGAAAACTCATAAGAAGAGACATACAGATCACACTACACGTGAAGACTAATTCGGCAGTACACTGCGCGGGTGCTCTTCAACACACCCAAGGGAACGCTTGGTCGCGATCCCCGTGGAGGCCTGCCAATAGCGATCGACCAGCTCA